GAGGTATTTCGGAATCTACTTGGGCGATACATTAATATCCTTTCTGTTGTCGCCCTTGTGGTAACTAAAAGGAGAACTATGGATTATTTATATATAAACAATAAAGGTAAATATGAGAGGTTTGAGAATAGAAAAGAACTTAAAAAAACATTGTTCTTTTTATTTGCTTTAAGTCTTTCAGTTATATCAATAGGTGTATTATATTTAATGACGAATTATATTTAGACCTGTTAAATCAGTTTTAGATGTAATTTCTCTAAAAGTATAATGATGTGCTAAAACATATGCGTCTTGGTGTTGTTTTAATTCCATTAGAGTATGTTGAACTCTAGGAAAATTAGGTTTCTGATCTATAAAAGTAAAACCAGCAAAACAACCAAAAGGACTATGATCGCTTTGTAATTTAACTTCTAAATCAGTAATCACAAAATCAATTTTATGAACAGGTTTTTCTCTTTTTACTTTCTTTTTAAACAACTCATTAAATCCTAACATTATTTTTTATCTTTATTTAATCCACCTCTAAATATTTGTGTTCCTTTAATTCCAAAAATACTAGCCACTACCAGAATCCAAAGATTGGTAAACCATTTTGGAAGATTAGCAAAGTGTTTAAAAAACAGATTTACCTTTTCCATAGCTTGTGGATTATCACTAAAAGTAGCCCAAGCTAAAACCAAAATAGGGATACTTAATAATCCCAAAACAAATTCATCCTTGTAATCGTTCTGTCTAGCTTCTAATAGCTTTCCATTATATTCTAATTCACCACGTGCTTGTTTCTGTGCTGTTAATAAAGCAGCATCAGACATTGCTTGTTTTGTTCTTTGTTTATTTTGATATATATGGCTTCCTGTTTTCAAAGCCATTTTTGCTAACCCAAACCACATTATATTAATTCCTTTATATTTGTGTTGTAACGAATATTAGTATTGACCAATAAAAAAAGAAGAATAGATAAAGAAAAAAAAAGTGCATAATTGCATCGTGTAATAAACCCATTTTTCATAATTTACAATAGTTCCTTTCCCAGTTTGGCATAATGAATAATCTTGTCATATCGTTCCTTATCTGTTTCGCCATCTTTCTTTCTTGTTGCATACTTCACAATATTGCCATCAATAAAATTAAGATTATTGGCTACAATATATTCAATAGGTTGGATTGTATTTTTAAGGTAGTGCAATCCACCACTTTGTTCTTCTAAAGCACTCTCTGTCGCTGTGTGTTCTTTTAAAGTACCATTTTTGTTCACTTTATATCTCCAATCCAATTTCCTTTACTATTTAATATCATAGGAAGAAGTCTAGGAATACCATTATTTATGATACCACAACCCATAATAAACCTAGTTCTAAAGTTTTTAGCATAAGCAAAAGCCATATGTTTTTGTGCTGCAAGGCATCCCACGTTCATAGCAAAGAATAAATTATCAGGATTTGCCCAATAGCTGATAACAAACTTAGTATGATAATGACCTTGAACAGCACTCATACCCATTGTTTGAGATACTTTTAATACATCAGCACTTCTTCCGTGAGTAAAAAAGCATCGTTGCTTATTAGACATAGTAAGAGTTAAATCATCAACCCATTTCCATTTCTTTGTACCTAAAAATTCTCCATAATCTTTTAAGAAATCTCGACTCAATCCATATTTTAAAGCACGTCTATAAACTAAACTACTATGATTTGATTCTACTTCTACCATTTGAGGAAATATAGATTCTAATTCTTTAACATATTCTTTTGATCTTTTTAATTCATCTCCAGCAGACATTAAATCTGGATCGTGAGTGTGCATATTGATTGCGTGGAAATCTAATAGATCGCCAATGTTGACAATGAAGTCTGGCTTAAATTCTTTTTTAATTTGTTTTAAAAATTTGAAACTATCTTTGTGATGATAAGGAATATGTAAATCTGAAATTATTAAAATTGAACGATACATTTATAACGTGTATCGTAAAAATTAAATTATTGCAATACTACGACAAGAAGTTGGGTTGTTGCGATCAAACATATAGTCCACATAACTTTTTCCATTCTAGCAACTCGACAAGCTAAATGTTTTATGTGGTTATCACGAAGAACAGAAATATCTTTAGAGAGAAGTTTTATCTTACCCTCTAATCTAATAATTGATTCTCTGTTTTTTGTTTGTGTCGTCATTATTCTACTACTTCTCCTTTTTTCCATTTCATTTCAGGAAGTCCATTACTATACGATTTTCCATCAAATGTTAATACTTGTTTTCTGTTTGCACCTTTTTCATTATAAGAAACGTGACACCAACCAGCTTGTCCATCATCAGGTTTATAAAACTCTAATATTAATTGGTCAAAATCGCAGTTAGCTTCTACCCAATAAGCCACTTGAATATTTGCAACTCCAGCTATTTCAAAATCAACAGCTTGTCCTTTAGTATGTTGTGATGAGTCTGATGAACCTAATTTACGATTAACTTCTAATGATCTAAAACCACTATTAATGGTAACTGGTTTATCAAACTTTGCTCTAACTGGTTCAAGTATTTCATAGCATAAGTTTTCTAAATTTTTAACATCTCCACTATGAGGAGTGTTGTTAATTCCATTTCTTGCGGCTATTTGAGATTTGGTAAATTCTTTTAATTTAAAATGTTTAGATAATTGCATTGATGAACTCCTTTAAGGTTTACCTTGCGTTACAAGGTACTCCATTTGAATTGACGAATGGTGCTTCTGCCCAAGCCAGATAGATATAATTTCCACCTGAACCATTTGTTTCACCACCACTTTCTCGACATTTAAAACCATTAGATAAAAAATCTAATTGATGGTCTGACGAACCTGTTTGTTCTGCTTCGTTACTATCTGGTGAAAGAAATTTAGTTACTTCATTAAATGGATTTATTTTATTATCCCACATATTCCAACCATCTGATCCATCACGTTTTTTAATAATAACGAATGCTGGTTTAAATCCTGTATAAACAAATGTTCCATTGTCATTTGCATTTCCAATGTAAGATCCAAATTTCGAAAATCCTTGAATACTTCTAAAACAATAAGCAATATGAGTGTTTGCACTATTTACTTCACTTGTATTACTTATAGAAAATGTAGTAGAATTTGGAACTGCTCCACCAAAATAAGCATTAGTAAATATTGCGGCTGTATTATTTAAAACTAATACTCCACCCCAATTAGAAACAATATTATTGCCACCAACTATCCAACCATTAGTTCCGCCAGTAAGCATTTTTATAAATATCATATCAGGTGCAGATCCCAATCCATGCAGAACAGTTCTTGTTGCTCCTGTGCTTCCTGTATATTTTACTATAGACATTCCTGCCGCTTGACTAATTGAATAAGCACTTGGAGTTATATCTGCACTTCCTGAAATTCCTGATGTAGTTCCAGCTTTCCAACACCAAGCTGCAAAAGTATTAGTATTATTATTAGACCTACCAGCAGTACCGAGTGTAAATCCATCTGAAGTAAAGGCTTTTAAAGAACCTGTATCAGTTGCTTCAGCGGCATTAGTATCAGCAAATAGATATTTTGTTGCTGTACGAACAGTATCAAATAAAACGTGATTTTCAGCCGAATTACGTTTTTTTATCCAAACAAAATCTGGAGCCATATCTTCAGCACCATCTAAAGTAATAGCAGTATCATCAGTTCCATTTCCAGTATATAATTTTGTTTGAAAGTGTGCTTCAGAATCGTCTATTGGTGTATAAGCCATATTTATATTCCTTTTAATTTATTAAAAGCCATTATCCATACTCCGCTAGGTTTTTGGTACATAGTGCCAAGAAATCTTTACTTGCACTATCAAATGTTCCTGTACTAGGATTGTATTCAAAATTTCCATAGCCGTTAGCATCTGCATTTCCTGATGAAACTGCCGTACCAGAAAAACTGCCATTACCAAAATTACAATGCCAAATAGAATCATCATGATGTCTATCTCCAACACAGAAAAAGTAATTACCTTTAGTGGTACTTGCAGCGGCTGTTATTGAAATTCCTGTTCCTGAATTTTGTATTGTGCCATTTATACCGAAATATAATTTGTTTGCGTTTAAATCTAAATAAACGCCTAAAATATCTCCACCTGAAAAAGTATTTCCATAAGATACTATATCAATTGAAGCATCATCATTCTTTCTATAATTTCCAGTATTGTCATATCCATAACCAGTTTGCGTACTACCAAGATAACTGCCAGCAGCTGGTCCTTTTGTATCTGCTACTCCTATTTGACTATAGATAGAATAAGTTGAACCATCTAATAATGCCTCAAAATACCATAGACCTTTATTTACTCCAATTGTTGACATAGTATAAGTTTCAGAAGCATCAGTTGTTGTAATAGTATTGTTGCCTTCAGAAAAACCATGAGCTGGAATATAATTCTCTAAAGGATTCATCGTACAAAAATTATTCGTTGGTGTATCGGTTGCTTGATCTGCTGCGACTATATTAACTTCCGCCCAATCTGTTCCACCATTGGCATCATTTCCAAGATTTGCTGAATCTTCAAAATCTAAATAAAATCCGTTGTTGCCAAAAGTTAATCCTGAAACATCTTTTGGTTTCCATATTGTCGGACTATCTTCATCGTATTCTCCAAAGTCTGAAGCGGCATAAGTTTGTCCATCACACATAACTACTTCAGCCATATATCCATCAAAATAAGATGCAGATATAGCTGTTCCAGCAGCTTGACCAACACTATGTGCTACCGCAGAATTAATTAAACTATCAGTATTAACTGCAACATTTGTTTCAGTACCAAAGAGGGTTTCTTCTACTCCATTAACGTATATCTTCATACGATCTCCAGCAGTTGCATTTCCAGAATCGTAAGTAAAAACTAAATGATACCAAGCTGAAGGATCACGAAAAACTCTAGTTGTCTTATATTTTGCTGTTAACCCCCCATGCCACATTTGCCATTCTATTGCACCAGCAGGACTATCAGAAAATCGTATTATATCTCCATTCGAATCGCTTGAAGCAGCGGTAAATAGTGTCATTTCAGCACTTAGAGCAGTTCCTCTTTTAACCCACATAGAAAGAGTAAATTTATCGGCATTGGTAGGAGTGCCTAAAGTTCTAGTTATTTCAGCACTATCCCCATCATTAAACCGACAGGAATTGGCTACTTCAAATCCCCCCCCCTAATGCTGATGCTACGTTTCCTGATGGAATTGTTGGTAAAGGCATTAACTCTCCAATGTTGGTAATTCACCTAATGGTCTTGATTGCACACCATCTGTTGTAGTGTAAGTATATAAAGTTTCTAAAGCTGGAGTATTTGATGCGTTAGTAATTGCAGTTTCCATTTCATCAGCTTTTGTTCTAACTGATGCTCTGTATGTTGTAATTGAACTTGGTACTTCTGTTCCAGCATCTGATTTTCTAGTAATGTACCAATCAGTATTTTGTAATAGTACAGAAACTTCTAATTTAATATTTTGAATTAAATTGTATTTTAATCCTCTAGCAGCAACTTCTCCCTCTGTACCTTTTCCATCTGTTTCGTCTTGTGCTGTAAATAAAGTATCTGCGTGTGCTTTAGGTGTAGCTGATCCATAACTAGCTGTTACAGTATCATCAGCAAAAGCAAAAGTTTGATTGGTGTTAATATACCATTGTTCATCTTTTTTATTACTGTTGTCAAAAACCACTTCATAAAGTCCAATCGCTTCTCTTTCTGCGTTACTCCATCTAAAAGAAAATATGTATCTTGAATAACGAGTATCTCCAATAACCATACCTTTTGGATTGTTAATCATTTTTACTATTGCGTTATCTTCTATTAATGCCCACATATTTTAACTCTCACTTAAATTTAAAGTTCTACCTACTTCTTGCCAAATTGCTCCATTGTATCTGAATACAAAAATGTCAGTTTTTGCATCTGTGTCTGTTGTAGTAGGTTCAGTTGAAGCCGCAAATTCGAATACTGTGTTCCAAGCAATAGTATGTGCTCCATTGTAATTAATTTCTAAACAAACAAATGCTCCCTCTACTCCATTACTTGGTGCAGAGAAAGTCGTATTTTCTGTTGTTATGTGTACTGCGTTAGATTTAGCTTGTGCATCCCAAGCCACAGCATTTGAAGATGATGTTAATGCTTGTTGTGGAACATAAGCCATATCATTAAACTTAATTGCACCAGTTCCATTTGTTGTTAAATCTATTGCTCCATTTGCTCCATCTGTAATTTGAATTGTTCCAGAGTTAGTTCCATTATTGGTACTTAAAATTAAATCGGTTGTTCCACCTGTTGTTACAGTTAAAGTTCCAGCACCATTTGAACGTAAAGTTGCAGCAGCACCACTATCTCCTACTGATACAGTATCTCCAGCAAGAACAACATCTCCTGTTCCTTTTGGAGTTATATTAATATCAACATTTGTTTCAGTACCAGAAGCTGATAAAGTAGGACCAGCACCAGCTGCCGCATTAGCTATTGTAAATTCATTAACAGCACTTCCAGTTTCAGTAAATTTTAAAAGTTCTAAAGTTCCATCGCCTAT